CCCATACACGAAAAACCGCGGGTTTTGGGAAAACCGGAGGGGGGGTAGAGGAAGGGCGTTTCTCCCGACGTCTGTTTTTGCTCCCTCGAATGAGGGCATGCGGACGCTCGACCCTTACGACCTCCTGCAATCAATCTTCGCTGGTTGCGATCGGTGCAGATGTCTGCACCGTCGCGCCGGCATCAACACCGGAACCGCCACCGGCACCAACGGCGAACCGCCCCTTGGATATCCAGACCATCGACATAGCTGAAATCGAGCCCGGCTATTGCGACCTGATGGTCGACCGCTGGGAGGAGCTCACCAGAGGGACCGCAACACGCCATGGGAGCTAGAGGGCCAAGACCAACGCCGTCGGCACTGCTCGAACGCAAGGGCAGCGAGCGCGCGCACCGCAACCCACACGAGCCAAAGCCTGAGCGCGTGGTGAAGCCGACGGCGCCGCGACCGATGTCGAAGGACGCGAAGAAGCATTGGCGTCACCTCTGCGAGCTGCTCGATGCGATCGGCATCCTGACGCGCGCCGACCTGGTTGTCGTCGAACGGTATTGCGAGACGCTGGTGCTTTGGCGCCAGTGCCGCGACTTCGTGAGCAAGAACGGAATGGTTCACCCGATCAAGAAGTGGAACCCGAACAAGGACAACGGCGCCGACGAGAACGGTGACAAGCGGCCGCCCGGAGCGTTCGAGGTCGTAGGCTTCCGCGACTTCCCGCAGGTTAAGAACCTCATGAAGCTCGACAGCACGCTACTACAGCACGAGCGCGAGCTCGGGCTGACGCCAAGCGCGCGCACCCGGCTCATCGCGGACGAGCGCGAGTCTGGTCGACCGCCCGGCGCCGCCGATGATCGCAGCACGGCGCACACGTTCAAGGGGCCGCGGCTGCGGTCCGTTGGTGGTGGTGGCAGTGCCGGATGAAGTGGAAGCCAGACGAGATCGAGCCGGCGTGGGTGGAGCTCCTGCGGCTGGTGCCGGGCTACGATCCTCTCGGCACCGCCGAGCCCGGCGACTGGTTCGATCCCGAGGTCGCGCAGAGTGCCGTCGACTTTTTCAGCGACCACCTCACGCTCACAAAGGACGCCGCGGCGACGCGAGGCGGCGAGCCGTTTCACTTGCAGCCGTGGCAAGCTGCGATCGTCTCGAACGCCTTTGGCTGGTTCAGAGTCGACGAGTATGGCGACGCTGTGCGTCGTTACCGGGAGGTCTTTATCGGGATCCCTCGCAAGAACGGCAAAACGGAGATGACGGCCGGGCTCGGCCTGCTTGCGTTCTTCTGGGACGACGAGCTCGGCGCCGAGGTCTACTGTGCCGCGAAGGACAAGGGGCAAGCCTCCAAGCTGTTTTCTGCTGCAAAGCTCATGGTGAACCGGAATGCGACGCTGAAGAACTCGTGCCGGGTTTACCGCGCGGCGCTGTTCCAGCCCGAGGACGGGAGCACGTTCCAGCCCATCAGCGCCGACGCGGATCGGCAGCACGGCGAGAATCCACATTGCGCGATCATCGACGAGGTTCACGTCCAGCCGAATGGCGACCTGATCGAAGCGCTGGAAACCGGACAGGCCTCGCGAAAGCAGCCGCAGCTGCTCTACCTATCGACGAGCGACTACGACCGCGCCGGCAGCGTTTGCAACGAGCTCTGGGATCACTCGCGAGCCGTGCGCGACGGACAGCGCAAGGCCTCGCGATTCTTGCCGGTGCTTTACGAAGCGCTCGACACAGACGATTGGGAAAGCGAAGACCTCTGGCACGCATGCAACCCGAACCTCGGCGTCAGCGTCTCAATCGACTACCTGCGCGACAAGGCCGAGAAGGCTCGGCAGCTTCCGCGCCTGCTCAACAGTTTCAAGCGGCTGCACCTCAACATCCGCACCGGGCAAGCGGAGCAGTGGCTTCCGATGGATAGATGGGACGAATGCGACGGCCGCCGCGTAGGACTCGGCACACTGACCGGCGATGCGTTTGCGTCCCACCTTCACGGCCGCGAGTGTTGGGTTGGGCTCGACCTCAGCCAGAAGCACGACATGACAAGCGCCGCGCTGGTGTTCCCCGAAGAGATCGAGCACCCCGATCGCGCCGGCGAATCTCGGACGTTCTACTGGGTTTTACCGTTCTTCTGGTTGCCGGCCGACACGATCAAGGACCCGAAGCAGGACCCGAAAAAAAAGGACCTGTGGCAGCAATGGCAGCGCGAAGGCTGGCTCGAAGCTACCCCGGGCGATGTCGTCGACTATGATCGGATTCGTCAACGTATTGTTGAAATCAGCAGCGACTTCGCTGTGCAACAGATTGGAGTCGATCCATGGAATGCAGAAAGCACGGCGCAAGGCCTGACGGCGGAGGGTTTCGAGGTCGTCTATTGCCGGCAGGGCTTCGCTCAGTTCAGCGGCCCGACGCAGGAGTTCGAGACGGCCATCGTCGACCGGCGCATCGTTCACGGTGGGCACCCGATCCTACGGGAGCAAGCCCGAGTGGCTGCGGCCGACGAGGACGCATACGGCCACACACGCCCGAGCAAGAAGCGGAGCGGCGACAAGATCGACGGGATCGTTGCGACGGTCATGGCGATCGGTCTGGCAATGACGGGCGATGGGTCCGGGAGCGTCTATGAAGACCGTGGCATCCGCACGCTTTAGCGCGGCCGTGACGGCCTTGTTGTTGTTTGGGGCGTTGGCGATGGTCGGCGTTGGTTTCGGTTTGTGGGTGCATCCTGGCGCGGGAGTCTGCGCCGCCGGGCTCCTGCTTTGGGTTGATTTGCTGCTGTGGAGCCGCGCGAAATGAGCATTCTCGGTCGCCTGTTGTCTTCTGCCGCTGTTGAAACAAGCGACCTGCAGAATCCTTCGCTTTGGGTTTCTGACGGCATCGGCGGCACCGCCTCAGCCGCTGGGGTGTCCGTCTCGCCCGAGAAGGCGATGGGGTTGGATGCTTACTACCATTGCATCCGATCGATCTCGGAGGACATCGCGAAGATTCCGCTGGTGACCTACAAGCGCTCTGGCGAGCGAGGCGAGCGCGGCAAGCGTGAAGACTTCACGCACCCCGTGCACGATCTGTTGCTGCGCGCACCGTCACCCAACTACACCGCCTTCACGTTCTGGCGCACGCTGGTCGCTTGGACGCTTGGGTGGGGCAACGGCTACGCGGAAATCGAGTTCTCCCGCACGACCGGCCGGCCGCATCGGCTGTGGCTCATGCACCCCTCGCGTGTCGAGGTCAAACGGCTCAAGGGTCGCGGGAATCGGCGCAGCGTCGAATACCACGTTCATAACGACGACGGGACGAGCGTGCAGATGTCTGCACGCCGGGTTTTCCACCTCCAAGGCCTCGGCGGCGACGGATTGGTGGGCTACAGCGTCTGGCGCCTGGCGATGCAGAGCATTGGCATCGGTCTCGCGACCGAGGCCTACGGATCGACCTTCTTCGGCAACGGGGCACACTTGTCGGGCGCGCTCAAACACCCCGGCAAGCTCGGCGATAAAGCGTTTTCGCATCTGCGCGATTCGTGGGCGAAGACGCACGTCGGCGTCGCCAACGCGCACAAACCGGCGATTCTTGAAGAGGGGATGGAGTGGCAGAAACTCGGCGTCGAACCCGAGGCCGCTCAGTTCCTGAGCACCCGCACCTTCAACGTCGAGCAGATGGCTCGATGGTTCCGCATGCCGTCGTCGAAGATGGGCATCGTCGTCAAGAGCGGCGGTGGCGGCGACAAGATCAGCGACGAAGACGTGCAGAGTCTCTACGTGACCGACACGCTGCAGCCATGGATGACGAACATCGAGCAGGAGATCCTGCGTCGGCTGTTCCCGTTCGATGATGAAAAGGACAAGTTCGCACGGTTCCAAGTGGTCGCGCTGCTGCGCGGTTCGATCAAGGCGCGCGCCGACTTCTATTCGAAGCTCTACCACGTTGGCGCACTGTCGGCGAACGAGATTCGCGAGGCCGAAGACCTCAACCCGATCGAGAACGGCGATACCTACTACGTGCCGGTCAACCTGGTCAGCGATGAGTTCGCAAGCGAAGGCGAAGCCGGCGGAGCTCCGGCGCCGCCAAACAACGACACGACGCCGCGCCCGCGAGGGCCTGAGCGTGACCAGACCAACACCGACCGCAAGCGAGGCGACAGCGATCGCCGTCGCGAGACCGGCGCGCCGCCGCAGCGCGACAAGCAGCGAGCCGAAGCGCTTCGGCCGGCGTTCGTCGATGCGTTCGCTCGGGTGAAGGGCCGCGAGCGCAATCTCGTCGTGCGCAACATCAAGCGCCACCGCGCCGACGACGAAGCCTGGGCCGGATGGCTCGACACGTTGCACGCGGATCACCTCGATTGGGTGAGCACCGCGCTCGAGCCACTGTTGGCCAGCGCGTGCGCTTTGGTTGGGCTCGATGAGCTCAACGAGCCGAAGGTCATTCGCACGGCCGCCGATAGTTTCGTCGAGCTCGTGAGCGGACTGCGCAACGTCGAAGACCTTGGCCCGCAGTGGGAAGCCCGCACGGACGCACGCGAGGACGACCTCGCGGCTGCTGTGCTTGAACAGATCGCGGCCGCGGCCGCCTCGGAGAGCTAAATGCCTGACATTCTCAAGAGCCGGGCGGCATGCCTGGCACAACACGCCGGCCTGTGGTGCGCCGTTCCCGGATGGCTCGACACGATGGTCGGCGCAGTGAACCGCGGGTTGCTCAGCGGCCGCGGCGAGTTCGCGCGCCTGGCTGTCGAGCAGCGCGAGGTCCGCGACGCGCTCGCCGAGCTCGGCGACGACGCGCTTGCTGACAACCGAGAGCGCCGACCGAGGGCCGCGGCTGAGCTTCGCGAGAAGCGGCACCGCCCGTTCATGCTCGACGAAAGCGGAATCGCTGTGATCGAGATGGTCGGCCCGATGATGAAGGGCAGTAGCAAGCTCGGTTCGAACGCGAACACGATCGACGTGCGCCGAGCTATTCGGGCTGCCGTCGGAGATCCCGAGGTGCAGGGCATCCTGCTCGTCGTCGACTCGCCTGGTGGCACCGTCGCCGGCACCGCTGAGCTCGCGGCCGACGTTCGCGCCGCCGCCGAGAAGAAGCCGCTGCGCGTGCATGCCGACGACCTCATGGCGAGCGCTGCGATCTGGGCGACCGCCTCAGCTCACCGGATCACGGCGTCGCCGACGACTGAGGTCGGCAGCATCGGCACCGTGCTCGTCGTGCAGGACACGAGCGAAGCAATGGCGACCGAAGGTGTTCGCGTTCACGTCATCAGCACCGGCCCGAACAAGGGCGCCGGCGCGCCTGGTGCCGAGGTCACGCCAGAGCAGCTCGCCGGACTGCGCGAGCGCGTCGAGGACTTGAACGCTCACTTCATCAAGGCGCTCGAAGACGGCCGCGGCCTCAAGGGTGCGAAGCTCGACGCCGTCAGCGATGGGCGAGTTTGGATCGCGGAGCGTGCGCAAGGCCTCGGCCTGATCGATGCAGTTGCGACAATGGATGAAGCGCTGACGCACTTCCGTCGCTCGCTGGCTCGGTCGGCCCGTTCGCGGGCGGCGCGCGCTGATTTGGCTGAGGCCGAGCTCCGCGCCGCCGGCCTATAAAAACGGGGCCGAACGCTCCAAGCATTCGGCCCCTCTCATTGTCGCACGTCCCACTGATCTGTCCGCGCTCCTCTCGGCTAGAAATCCTAACCGCAAATCCCCAAACGGGAGAGAGAGAGCAATATGAAACCGCTGGCAACATTCACGCCCCGCCCCGCTGCCGCCGACGGCGCCGCTCATCCAACAATCACCATCGCGACACCGAGCACCATCCCGACGAAGGCTTGGGTGCCGGTGCCGGTGCCATACCGCGACGCCATTGATCTCGGCGAGCTCGCGACGTTCAAGGCCGAAGGCCGACCCGACGCGCTCGCGATTCGCGGCCCGGCCGTCGGCGTGCAAACCGTTTTCTACGATGTCCTGCTGGAGCTCGCCGCGCTCGACGTCGTCGCCGGCGAGCTCGTGCCGATCACCGCTGCCGAAGCCGAGAAGCTCAGCGCGCCCGAGGTCGCTAGCCTCGATGCCTCGCCGGCTGACGACATGAACGAAGACGCACCGCTTGGCCTGGTGCCAACCGATTGGGTCGTCGACGACCTCAGTCGCCTAGTGCCTCGCTTTGTGGTTCGCGAAAGCGACGGCACGACGCACGCGCCCGAACCGACACAACCCGTTCTCGAGTTCGCTAGCCGTGCGCGACAAACCTGGTCGGTCACGGTCCGCTGCGGGCCAATGGTGCTTCACTTCTGGGCGACGTTCTGGTCTGGCCAAGACGTGGTCGAGTGGGAGCTGCTGCCGGTTCACAGCGACCCGAGCGCAGCGCGCCGCACCGTTACCATCGAGGACATCACCGTGCAATTCGGCGAGCCGGTCGTCGTGAATGACGCGGCCGCGCTGGGCATTGCACCGCCGATCTACGACCGCGCGACCGACGTTTGGCGGTTTGACCTGGTCGGCGGCCCGACCGAGGTCGGAGACGCGCAGGGCTTTCCGATCGTGCGCGGTGCATTGCTGGCCACCGACTCGCGTCACCCTTGGTGGCATCACTTACTGAGCACCGACGAGAAGACCGCGCAACGCATCGAGCGGCTCAAGTCTCGCATCGTTGGCGCCCCGATCTCGGGAACGCATTGGGATGGCAAGTGGCTGGCGTTTCAGGCGACCATCCCGGCCGGCCCGAGCGACCGGGCCGAGCTTGACGGCATTTGGGACCAGCACCGCAGCGACCTGGCCGGCGGCCGCGAGACGTTTTACGTTCGCCGTCGCGGCCAGAACAAGAACGCCGGCGCGACTGGCGCGCAGGGCGACTTCGCTGCGACGAAGGGCGGCCAGATCCACCTCGGCGACTTGCGTGCGGGTTTGCTGTGGCACTACCACACGCAGGAAGCGATGCGGCCGATGCACTACCGAGAGCAGAGCGGCGCGCCGGTTCTCTTCGCGGATCACCCGGATTGGGTCACTTGGTCGCAAGTCACGCATTGGCACTGCGACGTCTCGACCGACCGGCTTGGAAAGGGTTGCCCACCGATGCCGAGCAACTCGCACGGATTCACCGGCAAGGACGACCAGCACGTTACGAGCAACGCGCTCGCTGCCAACGTCGCCGCCTTCGATTGGCCCGCGCACCGAATGCTCGTCCGCGACGAGATCGAGGTCGCGCTCGCGAATACACGTTTGCACAAGCAGCGATCGCCCGGAGCTCCGCGCGCCGTCGGCCGGCGAATGCAGCAGAACGCCAACCAGTTCATGCTGACCGGCCGCGAAGACGTTTGGGCCGGCTTGGTCGTGGAGCATGGAAGAATCGCGCACGAGTTCGCCTTCACGCCGGCCAGTGTGACCGGCTTCCGGTTGCAAGGCGCGCCGATGGTCGACGGGCGGCAGTTGCGCCAAGGCGGCGACCCGAACGCCGATCCGGTTCCGACGTTGGTTGTCTGGCAGGAGGGCCTCGTGCTTCGCGGCTTGGCCGCCGGCTGGGCGACGCACCGCTACCGGCAGAGCATCGGCCGGCCGACAATCGCCGGCACCGAGAAGATCGGCGAGCAGCTCGTCGGCATCGCCTCGACGATGATGCGGCACTGTTTCGCCAAGTCAGGCGGGAAGTGGCACACCTGGTTGGCTTTGCTTTGGGAGAACGGCCAAGCGCCAGCGCCAGCAATCATCAGCAAGCTCGAACAAACGCCCGGCGTAGCAGAAGGCCGCGTCGGCGTTTCAGCTGGCGGCTGGTGCCCTTGGATCATGGCCGGGCTCTACTACTTGGCGCGCGCTGATCACAGCTTGAACGTGCCGGCTGACGTCGCGGAAAAGCTCGTCGGCCTGGCCACCGAGATCGACGCCGCGCTAGTCGGCGCGTCGATCTCCGACCGGGAATGGTGGGCTGTCGTGCAGAGGTAGTGACGGCAACCTCGCGTATTGCGATTAGTGCGCGGAATGGGTTTTGGCATGTTGCTCGTTGCCCATTGACGAGGGCTTGGCGGTGTTGCACGTTCGAGTGCATAACCCGGAAGGCTCCACCGCCGCCGACACACCTCGCCGTTGCGAGCTCGTCGACGGCAACGGAGTTCGACGACACCGAGCAGCTCGCCGTTGCGGCCTCGGGGATCGTCTGACGAACGCTCGCGTGGATTCCACCGCGTGACGGATACCAGACCACCCGAAACGAGGACCCCGCCATGAATTGGTTGGAGATGCAAAAGAAGGCCGCCGAGCTGTTGACTCAGGCGCGCGGTTTACAGACCGAGCTCACCACACAAGCCGCCGAGATGACGGCCGAGCAAGTCGACGAGCAGACCACCAAGGTCGAAGCGCTCATTGCTGAGGCGAACGGGCTCACGGCCAAGGCCGAGCGACTCGAAGCACTGGAGACGTCGCTAGAAAGCGCCGACGCCAGCGCCAGCGCACGCACCGCGCCGGTTGCCCAAACCGACGACCCCGAAGCGACGGATCGCGTAACCGCGCACCGCCGGTTGCCTGCTCAGGCTCGCGACGCCGAAGCCGAAGACCGCCGCGGATTCCGCGACTTCGGCGAGTTCGCGGCCAGCGTCTACGCGGCCAGCCCGGCCGCCGGTGGCAACCACCGGATCGACCGGCGCCTTGGCGCGCTGTACGACGAAGAGGCCGGCGTGAACGCCGCGACCGGACTCGGCCAGACCGTCGGCAGCGAAGGCGGCTGGCTAGTTCCGCCGGCGTTCTCAACACGTGTTTGGGATGGCATGCGCAAAGAAGAGGACAACCTCCTGGCGCGCACCGACATATTCCCGATCGACGGCGAGAGCCTCACGCTGCTTGCGAACGCCGAGAAGTCACGCGCGACCGGCAGCCGCTACGGTGGCGTGCAAGGCTACTGGCTCGAAGAGGCCGACCAGATTCTTGCCAGCAAGCCGAAGGTGCGCCGGATGAAGCTGGAGCCGCACCAACTCGCTGCGATGGTCTACGTCACGGACAAGCTGTTGCAGAACGGCGGCGCCGCGGTTTCGGCATGGCTCGAGCGCGCCTGTCGCGCGGAACTCGGATGGCTCATCAACGACGCCATCATGAACGGCAACGGTGCCGGCAAGCCGTTGGGCATCCTCAACAGCTCCTGCTTGGTCACCGTGGCGAAGGAAGTCGGCCAGGCGGCTGACACGGTCAATCAGGAGAACATCGCCAAGATTTGGGCGCGCATGCACGCTCGCAGCCGTCGGAACGCGGTTTGGCTATTGAATCAGGACGTCGACCCGCAGCTCGATCTCATGGTGAGCAACGTCAAGAACGTCGCCGGCACCGAGAACGTCGGCGGCTTCGTGGCAGGGCTTTACAATGCCGATCGCGACACGCTCAAGGGCCGTCCGATCATCCGCACGGAGTTCAACAAGACGCTCGGCGACAAGGGCGACATCGTGTTGGCTGACTTGACTGGCTACGCTTCCGCGTTCCACCGTGCAGGCGTGAGCTCGGCGATGTCGATGCACTTGCGATTCGACTACGCGGAGACGGCGTTCCGGTTCATGGCCGACGTCGATGGCCAGCCGTGGCTCAAGGATCCGATCACGCCGGCAAACGGCTCCAACACGCTGTCGCCGTTCGTGGCGTTGGCTGACCGCGCGTAGCGGGCACCCGGGCGGAGCTCGCTGAGCTCGGCCCGGTTTCCATCAACTCGGATAAGGAGCGCGCGATGCCATTCTCTACCGCGATCGATAACTCGATCCTCGACCACTACACGGGCAAGAGCTCGTGGACCGCCCCAACGGCGATCTACGCGGGCTTGTCTTCAACCACGCCGACCAAGGCCGGCGGCAACGTCACCGAGCCAAGCGGCGGAGCCTATGCGCGCGTTGAAATCACGGCGGCGCAGTTCGATTCCGCATCGAGTTCAGCGACGCAGACCAACGCCGACAAGACTTTCCCGACCGCCTCGGCCGACTGGCTCGCCGGCGCGGATCTTACGAACCTTGTCATCTACGACGCCGCAACGAGCGGCAACTTCCTCGGCTTCAAGGCCTTCACGGTCGCGAAGCCCGTTACCAATGGGGACACCGCCAAGATCAACAGTGGCGACCTCGACATTTCAATCGGAGGCACCTAAGCCATGAGCAAGCTACTCAGCGAAACAGCCAACCTCCGCGTCGCGATCGCTGCGGGCGCGGATCTCTACAACGGCAACCCGACGTCGGACCGTTTCAACATGGCCGACTACGAGCGCGCAGCGTTCGTCGTCCATCACGGCGCCGGTGCAACCGGCACGGCGACGTTTACCGTCGTCGCATCGAGCGATGCCGCCGGCACCGGAGCGGAGGCAATTCCGTTCCGCTACCGCGTGCATGGCGTGACGGCCGAGCCTGGTGCAATCACGGAGGCCGCTGCCGCGGGCTTCACGATCGCCGCCGGTGCCGACCAGATCGCGATCGTCGAAATCGCTGCCGACGCTTGTCCTGACGGTAAGCCATTCGTTGCGCTAGTCGCCACCGAGGTAGCCGACTCCCCCGTTGCCGGTTGCGTGATGATGGCGATGACCGGCGCCCGCTACACCGACGGAGCTCCGCCGGCGGCCGTTTCCTAGGCCGTCACGGCTAACCCTCTACAGACGTCTGCACAGCAGGAGAGACCATGAGCGACAAAGTGATGATCCAACTGACCAACGCCCGCGATGGCGTTGGTGCTGCAGGCGAGGTTGTCGTCGTCGGCGCCGAGCGCGCCGAGCGATGGTGCAAGGAGGGCCTCGCCGTCATGCCCGAGAAGAAGAAGAAGCCGAGCGCGGCTGTGGCGAAGCTGGTGAAATCGCTGGCTGGCGCGCGGACGCAGCTCGATGAGCTCGCCGCCAAGCGCGACGAGGCGAGTGCCGCGGTCGAAGCGGCCGAAGCCAAGGACAAGCCGAAGCTGCAGGAGGTGTTAGCCAAGTTTGACGCCAAGCATGCCGAGGCCACCAAGCTGGTCGAAGAGTGTGAAGACGCTCTGCAGGAGGCCGAGTAGCTAAGTGACTGGACTGCGCGAGATCCGCAAGCCAGCGAGTGAACCTCTCAGTCTCGAAGAGACTGCGGCGTTCATTCGCTTGGCTGACGAAAGCGACAACCGCGTCGTCGAGCGGCTCATTGCAGCAGCCCGCTACCACGTCGAGCAATCGACTCGCCGGTGCTTCGTGACACGCACGCTCGAGGCGACGTTTGACGAGTGGCCGATCGCGTGCCGCCGATACAATCACAGCCGGCAAGTGCAGGAGCCCGAGCTGCTGCTGCCTGGCAGCCCGCTAGTCGATGTCGTCAAGGTGCAACACCTCGACCTCGATGGCGAGCTCCAGACGGTCGACCCGGCGATCTATCGCACCATCGTCAATCAGGAGCCCGGCCGCATCCGCCGACGCAAGAACGCGAGCTGGCCGAACACGAGCGACGAAGGCGATTCGATCATCGTGACGTATCGCGCCGGCTACGGCGAAGACGACGACGTGCCGAGCGACGCCAAGGTGGCAATGCTCATGCTCGTCGGTCACTGGTACGAAAACAGAGAAGCCGTCGACATCAGCACCGGCGGCACCGTGACCAGCGTGCCCGATGGATTCCGTGCCATCGTCAACAACCTCACCGTGCCGAGGGTTAGCTAGTGGGCCGCATTGGCAAATTGCGCCAGCGCGCGCGCCTGCAACGGCGCACGAATCAGCGCGACGCCGAGGGCGGCGTCAAGCCGGCGTGGACCACCTACAAGTCGATCTGGTGCAAGGTCATTCCCAAGCGCGGCCAGGAGAAGCTCAGCGAGCAACGCACGACGGCGCTCGTCGAGCACCAAGTCGAGACGCGATACTTCGAAGGGGTCCATCCTTCGGACCGATTGCTGCTGCGTGCTCCAAGCGGCACGGATCGCGTGCTGTCGATCTCGGCCGTGCTCAACAAGCAAGAGCGGTTCGCCCGCCTGGTTCTCGATTGCACTGAGACGATCGCGCCTTTGCCCGAGGCTTCGTCGTGAGCAAGCGCACTGTTGTAGTGATGTCACACCGGCCGTCGTTTATGGCGGCCGTTCGTGGACTCAAGCAGCTCACGAGCAAGAGCAAGCGCAACCAAGCAATCCGGCCCGCGGTCAACAAGACGGCGACCGTACTGAGTAAAGCGATGAAGCGGCGTGCCCGCGGCGTCGGCCCCATCCTCTACCGAACGAAGAACGGCCCCAAGACGATCCCGGCGAACCAGCTCGCGAAGAGCATCGGCATTCGCCGGCGAACATATCGGCGCTCGGGCTTCGTCGTCGCGATCATCGGCCCCCGATTCGGCTACACCGCGCCGGGCGACGTGCAGCCGAGCGCGATCGCCGCCTTCGTCGAAGGCCTGCGACCGTCGGACAGTTTGCTGTCGACGCCGAAAGCCTTCGCACGGCCGGCGGCTCGTGAGTCGCTGCAAGCAATGAAGTCGACTTTCCGTCGCGAGTTCATCGCCAGCACGAAGAAGGTGCTGCGAGGACTTCGCGCAAAGGGGAGCCTGTAACGAAACCACCCGAGGGCCGCGGCCCGCACTAACTGGAGCAAGAAGAATGGTAAACGCGCTATACAACGCCGGCAAAGAGGGCTTTCTCGGCGGCACGATCGACTGGGACAACGACGACATCAAGACGATCCTCGTCGACACGGACGACTACACGGTCGATCTCGTCAACCACCAAGACCTAGCCGACATCCCGGCCGGGGCTCGCGTCGCGACGTCTGCCAACATGGGTAGCAAGACGATCACCGCCGGCGTCGCCGACGCGGCCGACGTCACGTTCTCCAGCGTCACCGGCGACCAGAGCGAGGCGCTCGTGATCTTCAAGGACACGGGCACCGAAGCAACGAGCACACTCATCGGCTACATCGACACCGCGACGGGCTTGCCGGTCACGCCTGACGGCAGCGACGTCACCATCACCTGGGACGGCGGCGCCAACCGAATCTTCGCGCTCTAGGAGCACCTCTGCGCATGGTCGAGCCGATTGGCATACCAAGCGGCGAAGCCTTCGGCACGCCGACCGTCCACCTGATCCGCAAGGTTGCACCGCTCGCCATCGCTTCGGCGTTGGCGTTCGGCACACTTGCTGTCGGCTTGGGGTCTGGCCATACGGTTGCCCCGAGCTCGATCGAAAGCGGTGCGGCCTTCGGCACGCCGCAGGTATCTCTGCCGGCCCGCGTCGAGCTCGTGCCGAGTGGTATCGAATCCGCTGCGGCATTCGGCACCGCCCGGCTCAGCGTCGCCGACCAAGTGCAGCTGGCGCCGAGCGCCATTGGCAGCGGCGAAGCCTTCGGCACGGCATCGGTCGCACTGCGGCCGGCCACGACGGTCGCGGTGCCGTCGATCGTTTCCGGTGAGGCCTTCGGCACTGCGACACTTTTGCGCGGCACCGGGATGCAGGTGGTGGTGCCGGGAGTCGCATCGACGACGTTGTTCGGCGTTGCCGAGCTCGGCGCCCGCGTGCGGACTGTCGGCGGCGTTCCGATCAAGACGGCGCTGTTCGAATACTTGCAGAGCGACGTCGAGCTCGTCGGCCTGATCGGTTTGCGGCTGTTCCCGAACGCAGTGCCGGCCGGATTCGGCACGCTGCCGAACGTCACTTACCGGCGGCGAGATTACAACGGTATGCATCACCTCGGAGGCGCGAGCGGCTTGGCTTCGTGCGAGTTCCGTTTCGAGGTGCGAGCACTGAGCGACTTCGAAGCCGGAACCATTGGGGAGCGGCTTCGCCGTTTGCTCGATAGCCTCTACGCTCGGATCGGCGTCAGCGTGGACGTCTTCGTTCAACGGTGCGCATTGACCGACATCGACGACGACTTCATCGAACCAACGGACCAAGGCGAGATTGGCGAATACCGCAGCCGCCTCGACTTCGAGTTTCACTACAGGGAATCACTCCCCGAACCCCTCAACAGCGCGAGGTAGATAGCTATGGCAGCGACAACGATCGGAACCGGCACGACGGTAGTTTTTGGAACGAGCGGCTTCACCGCGCACATCATGGAAGTCTCGTGGTCCGGCATCGAACGCGAGAGCGTCGAGTCGACTCACATGGGGACGACCGACGCCAAGACGTTCATCCCGGGCAAGCTTTACGACGCCGGCGAGATCGAGATGGAGATCGCTTTCGACGGCGACGATACGCCGCCGATCGACGCGGCACCGGAGACGATCACGGTTACCTGGGCGAAGAAGAACGCGGGCAGCGCCAATGGTGCGAGATGGTCGGCAACGGGCTTCGTCACCGAATACGAGGCATCTGCACCGCTCGAGGACAAGATGACCGGCAACATCACGATCAAGATCACGGGCGCCATCCAATTCACCGACGAGAGCTAGCACGATGCCAAGCCTGAGCAGAACGGACATCCTGGGAGCCAAAGACCTCGGCCTGACGCCGGTCGAGGTTCCCGAGTGGGGCGGCACGGTCTACGTGCGCAGCATGACGGCGCGCGAGCGCATCACCTGGGAGGGCATGATTCGCGAGCAGTTCGTCGGAGCTCGCGCCGAAGCTTCAGGCGCAGACGGCGAAAATAGAGTGGGGCTCGAAGCGCTCGAGCAAGAGATGGCCGACCGGAGCATTCACACCGACTTGCTAGTGCGAACCGTTTGCGATGAAAACGGCGAGTTGCTGTTCACGGCCGAAGACATCGAAGGGCTCGAAAAGAAGGCTTGGCCGCCGCTCCGTCGCGTGCTCGAAGCGGCAGCGAAAGCCTCTGGCATCGCACTTACCGGCGACGGGCCGCCGATGGTCGAAGACGTGGGAAACTACTAAGGCGGGACCGGGACGAACGAACCTGGTTCCGCCTCGCCGCTACACTTGGGGCAACCGTTGAAGAACTACAGAAACGAATCAGCAGTCGAGAGTTTCAGCGCTGGAGAGCGTTCGAAGTCGTCGACCCATGGTGGCTTCCGCAGCGCCTCGACGCGGCCGTTGCGTTGCTCTGCTCTGTCGTACACAACCAAAGCCGAACCAAGCGGAGCCAGATGCGAGGCGCCGACAAGTTCTTCCCGGACTATGACAAGAACGCCCGCCGCCTACTGCGCCGATTCAAGCCTTTCGAGTCATCGGGTGCCGACGACCTGCAGGCACGCTTCAAGTTGCTCACCGTTCAGAGCGGCGGCACTGTGCAGACGTCTGCACCAAAGGGAGCGTAGGTAGTGGCATTCATTTCCATTGGCAAACTCGCCTACACGGTCGCGGCGAATACCGGGCCGTTCGTAAAGTCGATGCGGGGAGTGTCGCGGCGGATTCACAAGCTCGGCCAGAGCAGCGGCATCAAAGGCATCGCGCGAATCGGCGCGTCGGCCCTAACCTCGACGACGGCAATGCTCGGGCTCGGGTCGGCGATCGGCACCGTCGCGGGATCGGTTGCGCTGTTTAAGCGCGGAATGGCGATGGAAGAGGTCGAGCGCTCGTTCACGTCGTTGTCTAAGTCGATCGGTAGTTCGAGCGGGCAGATGCTCGCGAAGATGCGAACAGCAACGCACAGCGCCGTGAGCGACTACGAGCTAATGCTGGCCAGCAACAACGCGATGCTGCTGGGCGTCGCCAAGAGCGATCAACAGTTTTCGGAGCTCGCGGGTAAGGCGATGGTGTTGGGGCAAGCGCTCGGCCGCGGCCCTGTTGAATCACTCAACGACATCACCATCGGCATCGGTCGCCAGTCGAAGCTGATCCTCGACAACCTCGGCATCATGATCAAGTCGGACGAGGCCTACAACGCCTACGCCGCCAGCATCGGCAAGACGGCCAGCCAGCTAACCGACGCGGAGAAGAAGCAGGCATTCTTCAACGCGACGCTCCAAGCTGTCGACGAGAAGCTGGCCGCGCTGCCGACGCAAATCGAAAGCGCCAAGGTGGCATTCAGCCGGCTCGGCGCGTCGATCCTCAACATCATCGACCACGCGATGGCGCCGGTCGTGGCAGCGGCGACGCCGTTCGTGAACGAGCTCGCGAAGAAGATTAAGGAGATCCCGATTCAAGACGTCGCGATGGGGATCTTCGACGTGTTTAGCGGGATCATCCAGGCGCTCGCATGGATTATCGACAACGTCGGGATCGTCGTCATCGCGTTCAATTTGATTAAGGCGATCGCCGGCGCAATCGGGGCCGCGATCTTTTCGACGTTCCACAATATCGTCGTTGTTGCCGACGAGGTTGCTCAGTTCTTTGGCGGCGAGGGCTTTGGCGAAGAACGGCGGTCATTGCACGAGCTCAAGATGGGATCGCTGGAGATGGCCGGCGATGGCTTCATGGGAATAGCTGGGGGCTTTGACCAAGTGTTCTACGGCGACACGAACGCGTCCGACTTCACGAACAACATGCTCGGTGAGATGCGCGAAGAGATGCGGAGCGCGCTGGCCAATGAAGAACAGCACCGAGCCGAGTCGGACGCGCAGCGAGCCACGCAGAGCAGCCACGCGGCCTTTGTCGAAGAAGTGAAGCGTACGCTCAATGTTCGTGACCCGATCCTCGCCGAGCATATTGCCAACAAGCTCGGCGACGATCGCGAAGCGCTCGCAAAGCTTCATGGCCAGACCGCTGCCGATTCCGTTGCGCGCAATATGTCGCCAACTGCCGTGACCGCTGCCGAACAAGAAGCGAAGGCGGCGAGCGCGCAGGAGAAAGCGACGGGCCTACTCAAGACCGGCAACAGCATTCAGCTACAGCAGCTGCAGACGCTTCAAGAGATTCGCGAAATCAGCCGCAGCGGCGGGAGGCTCAAGTAGTGCCAGTCAACATCCTCACGAGCGACCATTCGCTGAGCGAAGGCAGCGACGGCTTCAAGCTCGACCAGTCGCACTTCGTTGAAGTCACCGGCCACGCTTCGCAAGATTCGGCACTGTTCGACATTCTCAACGACCCGAACATTCCGCGCCGAGGCGATCCGCACCCGATCATTCCGAACATCAAGGTCACCGACCGTTCGGTCACCCCGGTTGCCGGCGACTCGCGCCGCTTCGCTGTGAAGCTGGCATACACGATTCCAGGAGCCGGCGACCCGGTGAGCGGTTTGACAACCGTGAGCACGGGCAGCGGCTCGCACGGCGAGCAAATCAGCATCGACCTCGATGGCCAGCCGATCGTTACCGAGGACGAGATGACCCAAGAGCTTCCCGACGGCGGCACGTCGACGCGGCTTGACCGTCAAGTGCATAGCGTGGACGTCGAGAGGCCAAGCACTTCGGTCGAGTTTGAGCGAGTCGAACAAGCAAACCCGACCGTGCTTTCCCGTGCCTACGTCGGCCGCATCAATCGATCGCTCTGGTACGGCGGCTCGGCTGGGACCTGGCTTTGCACCGGCATCCAAGGGGCGAGCGACGATGGTGGCGAGACCTACAAGGTGCGCTACTCGTTTCAGTTCGAGCCGAACGGATGGAACCCGACCATCCGGCATCGCGATCCGCAGACGGGCTTGCCGGCGTTCTTTTCGCCGTTCTCGCGCGCAGTGATTCAACCGAGTGTTTACCGCGCCGCCAACTTCGGAGCGCTTCGACTGACGCAGGGGCTTCGAACGTAGTGGTTGGCGAGATCGATAGACGATTCCGGCGGAGCTCGCGGCAAGACCTCAAGAACGAGAAACCGGGGCGATCGCTTGAACCATTCCGCGTCGGCGAGGTGTTGACGGCGGCGAAGCTAACGAAGCTCGTCGACGCGCAGAACCGCACGACGTCATTCGGAGCAGCTCAGCAGATCAACGGGCTACGGGATCGCGTCACCGGCATCTTCGAGGCGCGCGTCGTCGACGAGCGCGACGACTTCCTGATCTGCGAGCTGTTCGAATACAGCGGCAACCCGGAGCGCATCATCGTCGCCAAGCCGTTCACGCTGCGCCGGCGCCCGCACGAATCATTTGGCCGCGGTGACATTGCCTTCGAATACAGCGACACGCCAGGGCAGCGCACGGCAACCTTCACCGATCCATCGACGGGCGACACCGCTTCGGCTGCGCACTTCATCAGCCCGGCCTACGTGCCGCGGTCCGGGTCCGATCCCGGCGATTTGCTTTACGTCACCAACAACATTGTCGGCGGCGTTGCTTTGTTCGCTGGCACGTTCGAGCTCGAAGGCGGCGTGGCGCCTGAGCACTTTATCGACATGAACACCGACGGCCGGCAGTGGGCCGCCGAGGTGCCATGTGAGCCTGCGGTCGAGCTGTCGACTGATCCCACCGCCACCGCGGGCTAAGGCGATGCCGAACCCGCCGACGCCGACGCTTGACACCGTTCGCTACCGCGTCGAAACGCGAGTCGTGACTCGGCAGAACTTCCCCGACATCGCGCTCGCTCCCGACGGATTCCGAGAAACGCGCTACGTGCCCGTGCGCCCGCTCGATCAGCTCGGCCGAGGACTTCACCGGACGAGCCAAGGCAACGCACGCGCAAAGATGCGGCCGCTCGTCGAGTGCTTGAGCAAGGTGCCGATCACGCCACCGCCAACGAACACGAGCGGTTGCGAAGATCCCGTCGCCGTTGCCGAAAGCGTCGTGGCTGCTCGCGGCGCGCGGCACTTGTTCATCGGTGCGCCTGGCGAGGACACGGCCGGCAGCGGGCAAGACGAGGGCCGGCTGTACATCGCCGAACCGCCGTCGCCGCATGGTGGCAGCGCTGGCGCGCCGCAAGGCCAGTGGTCGATTCGCCAACTCGAAGCGCCGTGGGGCAAGGGCTCAAGCGAGCGATTCGGCGACGCGATCGCCATCGATGACGACGGCGCTTACGTCGCTGTTGGTGGGCAGTTCGCGGAAGGTCGCATCGCTTTCTATCGGTTCGACGAAGACTCGGGCCAGTACGAGCACGCCGGCACGTTGCAGGCGCTTCCGGCGATCGACGACTTTGGTGCCGAGCTCGTGATGTCTGGCAGCTACGCCGATCGGACGCTGGTGCTGGCGGGGCTTGCGACGAAGGGCCGGTTCGACGACGACAACGAGGTCTGGTTGTTCGAGGTCAACAGCGACGGCACTTGGGACGCTTCGCCGGATTGGACGCTCACAACGGCCGACGTTGCGACCGACGCCAGCCTCGACGCGAGCTACTTCATGGGCACGGCGCTCAGCCTTGCGACGAGCTCCGGCAGCACCCGGTTGCTTGTTGGCGATCCTGAGCTCGAAGACGGCGGTGACCAAGTGGGCGGCGTGCTTGTGTATGAGCGGCAGAGCGCCAGCTCGTGGACTTACGTGCAGCACTTGTTCGAGGAGCCACCGAACAATCGATGGCGTGGCAATCAGTGGGGCCGCAAGAGCGGCCAGAGCGCTACAGGCGATTGGGTTGCGGTCGGCGGATGCGTTGGCGGCAAATCGTTCAACGGAAGCAACACACCAACGAACGGCAGCGTCGCGCAGCTCTGGAAGTGGACCGGCTCGGCCTACCAAAAGAAGGTGCAGCTATGGGGCCACACGGTTCGCGTGCGCGCGTCGTGGCGCATCGAGATCGGTGGCACGCTCAGCGGCGAAGCGTTCACGATTGAAGCGTGGGACAAGGACGTATTGCCGACGCCGTTCTACTCGACGTTCGGCAGCCACACCGATTCGACTGGCTCGATCGTCGACACGCGCGACGCGCTCATCACGAGCTTCAACGGCAACATCTCGTCCGATGGATTGACCGCCACCGCGGGCGCGACCGATGGCGAGTTGCTCATCGTGCGCGACTTTCCCGGCGAGATCGAGGAGCAGTTCACGCTGCGGCTAACGACGCCCGGCGGCGCCGCGACGTTTGAGCTCGAAGAGACGACGGCATTCCCTTACCCGATTCCGCCGGCCACACTCGAGTATCAACTGACGATCCCTCCGGTGCATGGTGTCAGCTTCGAAGTCGACCACGATCGGCACGAGTTTCAGCACAGCGCCGCGGCTCGCTTGGACGTCATGCTCGACCCGCGCGGCTTGCTTCTGGTGCGCGAACCCGGTCGACGAATCAGCGACTACGAAGACCCGTTTGGCTCGACGACAGCCGGCCACCTGACCGCCTCGGCCGTTCATGTTCTGACGTTCAACGAGGACACGGGCGCGCTCAAGTGGTGGGCCGTCATCACCGAAGAGACGGCCAACTTCGCGACGCCGGTCACTGGGATCTCGGGCTACATCCAGCCGGCCTACTCGCCCACCGAGTTCGGGACGTCGATGGCGCTGCTCGATGACTTCCTCGTGATTGGCGCACCCGGCGAGCTCGACAGCGCAGCATTCGAACCCCGCAGCGCCTTCACTTTTTACGATGGCAGCACCGGCGCCGCCTACACCTACCGGCTCGACCTTGAAACGATCCTCGCCGACCGCTGATCCCACCCGCACCGACTGGCGTGGCGTCAACCTCGACGATGAGGACTTCGGCCGCCGCTGTTGGTACGGCTACGACTTTAGGGGCGCGTCGCTGCGCTGCTCGAGGCTGGCTTGGGCGTCGTTCCCTAAGTGTCGGTTCGACGGCGCCGACATCCGTCTCGCGCACATCAAGAGCCGCAGCGATCTGTGGTGGCGCCGCAAGATGCTCAGCGAGCAAGGCGCCCTGCAGCTATCGCGGAAAGCGCTGGGCCTGGAGTTGCTCAAGCTGTCGTGCACACGTCTGCACGACTTGCAGGAGCTCGCCGAGCAGCTCACAGAAAAGCGGTTCGCTCTGCCTGCTTGGGTCTCGCGTGATTCCGTCCTAGCGGCGACCATGGCAGCAGCGCAGGAGCACGAGCCGAACCCGGTCGCGCGTGATCTGACATGGGAAACGCGGCGCGTGGCGCAGCTACCGTTTCTCCCCGAGTTTGCTGCGCCCTACTTGCTTCAAAGGAACGCTGACTATGGCCACTAAGTTTTGGGTTGGGAAAGCCGCCGCCGTCGCGCAGGTCACCACGGTCACCGTTGGCGGCACGCTGAGCGGCGAAGACTTCACCCTGTCGATCAACGGCATCGCCCTCGCGACATGGACCGACGCCAGCGCTGACGCAACCGACACGCGCGACGAGCTGATCGACTTGTGGAACGCCAGCACGCACCCCTACGCGACCGGCATCACGGCCATGGCCGCTGCCGGCGACACCTTGACGCTCACGGCTGACGTCGCCGGCGTTCCGTTCGTGCTTACGCTCAACACGCCAGGTGGGTCGGCAACCTTCGGCCAGGCGGCGACCACTGCCGCGACTGGTCCGAATCACTGGGACAACGCGACCAACTGGAGCGACGGATCGGCGCCGTCGAGCACCGACGTCGCGGTGTTCCGCAGCTCGTCGGTCTCGGTTGCTTTCGGGCTCGACCAGAACGCCGTCGAGCTCGCTGATCTCATCATCGAGCAAACCTACACCGGCCGCATCGGTCTCAACCGGAACGCCTTCGCGCTGAGCGCCGACGGCCAGATCGTGACGACGGCCGCCACCGAATACCGTGACGACTACCTGCGGATCGGCTTCGACAACCTTCGCATCGGTGAGCAGCCCGGACCTGGTTCGCCAACTGGCTCGGCTCGCATCAAGATCGACTGCACGCAGACGACCGGCACGCCGCGCGCCCAGGTGTTCAACACCGCGAGCGCACCGGCCGAAACCGGGTTGCCGGCCGTGCGCTTGCTGTTCGCCAACGCGGCCGCCGAGCTGCACTGTCGCAACGGCGCCGGCGGGATCGGCCTCGCGATCGACGAGCCAACCGAAACGACGACGATTGGCACGGTGACCGTCAGCGGCACGAGCTCGGCCTACATCGGCAGCGGCACCACGCTCACGACGTTCGAACAGAACAATGGCACGGCCCGACTCTCGGCGGCCGCCACGATCACGACGCTCAAACTTTGGGGCGGCACGCTGCAAACGGAGGGTGACTTCACCGTGACGGCCGCAACGGTCTACGGCGGCGAGGCCTACTTCAACCACGTCAAGACCGCCGGCAACGCGATCACGACGCTCAACGCTAACGGTGGTGAGATCGATACGACTGACGTGCTCGACGACCGCACGTTTGCAACGGTGAACATGGCCACCGCCGGCCGCCTCAAGATCAACGCCGACCACATCACCATCACGACGCTCAACCACCCGACCACCGGCGTCTTCACGGTGACGGCCGAGGAGGCCGCGTAGCTCTTGGATATGCCAACCCTAGTTGCAATCCTTGCCCTAGCGCTGCAGGCGATCGTGATGATCGTTGGCGGCATCTGGTTCGTCGCCAAGGTCAACACCCGATCCGAGCAGCACTTCGCACGCTTCGACGCGACGATTGACCACCTGGCGACCACCGTTAAAGAGGTGGGCCGCGTCGTCGATAAGCTAGACGACAAACTCGACGAGCACGGGCAGCGGCTTGCGGTCGTCGAGAACACATTGCAGAATGATTCGAGGCGCTGGCCACCGCCGGCGCAGGGAAGGAACGGATGAAAAGAACACTACGACTGGTCGCCTTTGCCGCCGCTTTTCTGCTCGCGAGCTGCTCTGGCCTCAACGTGCAGCCGGCCCGCCAAGCTCACGACGTGCTGAGCCCGGACCACCTTCGATACGTCGATGCCGATCCGACGCTCGACGCGGACGAGAAGCTTGCGCGCCGCTTGGCTTGGAAGGGCTTCGACGCATGGGTGCGAGCTCACGAGGACAACCCGCCGGCGCCGCTGGTCGGTCCTGCTTCCGCGAGGTCTGACCGATGACGCCGCTCGAAACGATCCGCCAGTCTGTCGAGGAGTCGATGGCCGACTTGCCGCACGAGGATCGCATTGCGGCCGTCGAGGTGCAGGAGCTCACCGTACGCATCACCGCCCGGCAACTAGCTGGCGAGGCTGGCTTGGATGACGAGGCCGACATGCTGCGCACAGCGGCGGCCGGGCTCAGTGGCGCCGCCCTGGTGCGTCTCAACGCCGGCATCCTCGAAGGGGTCGGCCGCGTCGTTCGCCCGTTCCTGTTCGGAGTTCTCGGGCTATGAGCAGAATCGCGAGACCCGATCGCAAGGTCGTCGCCGGCGGATTTGCCGGTGCGGTGGTCGTGGTCGCTGTGTGGTGCCTTCGCACGTTCGCCGCGATCGAGATGCCGCCCGAGATTGCGGCAGCGCTGACGACCGTTGTCGCGGGCCTGGTGGCCTACTTCGTGCCGAATGCGTAGCTAATTATTGCCTGGCGGGAACTCAATTACCGCCATCGGCACGTATGAGTTCAATGGGATCTACAAAGCGACAGCGTGCCACGATCGGTGACGGAGCCCGCCTAGGTTGCGGGTGTCTGTTGCTGGTCGTCGCGATCTTTGCCATCTTCGCCAGCCTTCCCGGGATAGCCGCCTTCGTGGCGGTGTTCGGACACGACTCGGAAGCCGAGACCGTTGAGCCAGGCCCGCCAGAATCCGGGCCGGCAATGGCCCGTCAGGTCTGGACACCCTCAGGCCCGATCCTTGTTCCCGGCGTGGCGAAGATGGTCGGCGGCGAGCACGCCGGCGCGCTGGTCAGCACCCAAAGCGTCAACAGCGAGACCGGAATGGTCCAAGTCCAGGTGGGCGCGCGGTTACAGTGGGTCACCGCGGCGAAGCTTGCACCTGCTAAGTAGCCAACCGAAAGAGAACCAAATGACTAAAAATGCGGGTTATAGGATCTACAGTTCCGTTCGTGATATGCGGCCCACTAGCGACCTGTTCCCGTCTTCCGCGTCTTAGCGTCACTTCCGAGCGTTCTTTTGGGGGCGCGCGATGAGTGATTTGCCGCCGACTGGGGGGATCGACGTTGAAGCGGTGCGCACCGAGTTTCTGGAGCTCGTGACGGCGCGATCGATTGCTGGCGGTATCAACTTCGGTGAGCGCTCTTTCGACGCGAAGGGCCATCACCTTTGCGACGAAATCGCCGAGGAGCTGGCGGACATCGCGTCGTGGGGGATCCCGCTCTACGGCCGCCTCATGCGCTTGCGCCAGCTCATCGAGAGGCTTGAGGCGACACACGACTTTCTGGAGGAGCTGCGCAAGTCCGTCGGTGTTGACGCACGCCGCGGTCACGGCAACAGCCATGGCGTGACAAGCCTTGTGCATCGCGGCCTGACTGAGCTGGGGATGTGAACCAATGGACACGGAGAACAAGATGACTACGACCGAGACAACGACCGCCGCCGCCGCTGATGAGTTCATGACCATCAAGGAGGCTTGCAACAAGTACCGCATCGAGCGCCGCGCGCTGCTCGCTCTGGTCGACAAGGGCGAGTTTCCGAAGGGTTTGCGCGTGAGTGAGCGCCGCTGGCTGTTCAAGCGCGCCGATGTCACGGCGTGGGAAGAGGGTCGCTGGGTGCGTCCGGGCGATCTGGCGGCTCGGGCTGACGCAGCGGGCTCGTCTCTTCGACAGCCTCCGGCACATCGGCCAGGTGCTTCTGCCAATTCTCAAGAACACCAGCACGACGCTTGCTGATCTCATAAGTGTATCGATCGGTAGTGCTCAGGTTGCGGTGACCCGCGAGGCCCTTGGCTTCGACGGGTGCGGCGCCGCTGTAGAGCAAGCCGGTCACGAACGAATGCCGCAGCGTGCGACCCGAAAGGCGCTGGTCGCCAAGCCGCTCTTTCCATCGCCTGCAGAGGTTCGTGATTCGGTTCATGCTGTCGGGCAGCAGCACCGTGCTCGGCACGTCGCCGCCGGCTCGCCGCTCGGCATGCACGCGAAAGCTCGCAAAGATTGTGGAGAACGATTGGAGTTCGGGCGGGGTCGATGCCGTATACACACAGGGGCGGGACCGACCCCGCCCAAGACCGAGGAGCAAGAACATGAACGACGCCAGATACCGAGAACCCGACAACGCCCGATTCTGGGTCTATGGCAGCGGGGGATTGTGCAAGCTGACGCTGCGCCCAGGCCAGACCC